TACGGCGTTGCTATTATTTCAGACGCAAACCTATAATTTCTAAGTAATTAGGAATGATTGAAAAGGGCCTTCGGGCCCTTTTCTTTTATATGTGTTTCCATCTTTCGCCCTTCCAAATACCATAAATTACAGAAGGATTGACATTAAATTGTTGTGCAAGTTTTAAATGTAATTTTTCGCCCCATTGACTTTTTCCCTTCATAGATTTAATATAACGAACATCATCATCTGTAAGTTTATTATTAGGAGTATCCATACCTTTTGGTTGCCAAGGCCACTTAGGATGATCAAGCATATCATCTTCTCTATTATCTGAGGCTGTTCCTATGCTTAAATGTTCAATATTACAACAACGCTGGTTATGACAACTATGTCTAATCATCATACCTTTAGGTAATTCGCCGTGATGTTCACGCCAAACAATTCTATATTCTCTAACTTTTCCAATAATACAAGTCATAGTAATATTATATGATCGTTTTGACATCAAATCAACCCTGGGTCTTGCCAAATATGCTAAATACTTGTGTTAATAACAATTTGGCGGCTTAGGAAGGACCTAGGGCGTTTTATAAGGGACAGTATCTCATGGCAATAACACTTGCAACCATTTCAGACATCGAAGAATTTGAGCCAGATATTTTATCATTTGGTATTCCAGATTTTGATGCAGAAATCACCAAAGCACAAAACGATGTATTCCGCGATCTAAGAATTAGATGGTGGCCTACTTATATGATCGGTTTGTATGACATTTCTAGATTAAACACAGGTCAAACAGAACCTGATGAAGACCTATACACAGCAAGTCAACTTACTAGAGCCTGCGTTTACCACGCATTAGGTTTCCATGTCTATCCGAAGTTAGCCAAATTTGAACCAGACCAAGATTTATTTGAACGCAAGATGGAGTTCTATAGAAAAGAATATGAGCGTGAAATGGATTTGGTATTAAGAGATGGTGTAGAATATGACGCAGATAGTTCTGGAACTGTTGACAACGCAGAAAAAGAACCTACTCATTACCTACGCCTTAAAAGGTAGTAGGCGATGTCCAATAGAGAATCCGCAGTAAAAAATATTATTGAAGTTTTGGAGGATATGAGTCCGCCAAGACCGGTTTTCGTATCTCGTGAACCTTTTGATTTAGACAAATTAGCAATGACGCAATTCCCCGCACTACTAGTAACCGCTGGCAATGAAACACGAGAAGACCAAGCAATGGGCGGTTATAGAAGAGGAATTATTGAAGTAAACATTAGAGGATTCGTCCGTTCAGACGGCAGAAAAGGCTTTGTGCAATCTGTCGATGAAAAGAGAAATAACTTAATTGAAAGAATTGAAGAAGCATTAAACACGGATCGCACACGCGAACTAGCGACTGCAAGAGCGGCAACAACCCATGTTGCAAGTGTTGAAGTAGTTGATAGAACTCCGCCATTGGGCGAATTTTTAATGATTGCGGAAGTGCATTATTCATTCACTAAAGGAGCAGTATAATGGCTGTAACATATATTAAAATGATAGACAGAGACGGTGCTGTTCAAAGAGTTGAACAGGATCGTGTTAAAAGATTTCTTGATATAGGTTGGACAATTGAAGGCGACCAACCTAAATCAGAAAAAAAAGTTACTAAAAGCAAAAGCAGTAAGAATAAACTTTCTGCGGATGCCCAAGTAACTTCAAAAGCATCTGAAGACGAAGTTTCAAATGCTGAACCCACAGAACAAGAATTGGAAACAGTTCCTTGTATTTCTTGTGGAAGTGAATTTCACTCCTACAAGGACTGTGACGAAGACAATTGGACTTCATCAGAAGATGATTTTCAAACTGCCAAAAAGGAGGACTAAGATATGGCAACATATACAGGCGAAAACGGCCAAGTTTCTGTAGGTGCAGATTCGGCAGGCCAAACAACTATCGCTGAGGTTCGTTCATGGACAGTAGAACATACAAAAGATGTTATTGAAGATACTGTAATGGGCGACGCGGCAAGAACTTACAAGGCTGGTTTACACCAGTTCACTGGTTCAATGGAAGTGGTTTATGATGATGACGCTGGTCAACTAGCGTTAGGGGCATTTAACCCAGATGATGACTCTACACTAAGAGTTGAATTCTATCCAAGCAACGCTGGTGGCAAAAAGTTCACAGGAAATGTGATTGTGACTTCAGTTTCAAGAACGGCATCATTTGATGACCTAGTAACTGCAACTGTTAATTTCCAAGGCACAGGTCCGTTAAACACTGACGCATATAATACATAAGGTGTATTGATGCTATCGTTTAGGGTCATAGGCACTAGACAGGTTGTGCGGTCTCTTGAAAGAGAAAAAGAGGCATTGCATAACCAGATTGCTCAGGATATATTGGAGGTTGCAAGATCCAAGACTCCAATAGACAAGGGTCAAGCAAGGCGCGGTTGGCGATTAGAAAACTCTATTAGAGAAAAAAGAATCGTCAACCGTGTTCCTTACATTGATGAACTTGAGAGAGGGCATTCAAAACAAGCACCTAATGGTATACTTGGACCGACTGTTAGGGAGATAACCAAAAGGAGTTATAAATGAGCGTTTTAGAAAATGTAAAATCGCATTATAAGAGTAAACTATCTGGAGAATTACAGAAAATTTCTGTTCCAGAATGGAAAACAGATATCTATTTCAAATCGGCACATCCGTTTGCAGTAGAATCTAAAATTATTGAATTACAACAAGCAGGTAAAACTGTTGAAGCATTAGTTGAGTCAATTATTTTAAAAGCATTGGATCCAGATGGAAAACCTTTGTTTACAAAATTTGACAAGACTGCACTAATGAATGAAGCAGACCCTAATGTGTTAATGAGAATAGCGGCCATTCTAAATTCTACAGTTAGTGAATACGAGAGCGTAGAAAAAAACTAAGAGAGGACACTGAACTCCAGTTAATTGTAAAAATTGCAAAGGAGTTGGGTAAGAGCATAACAGAGGTTATGCAGTTTAGTGTCCTGGAAATAAACATTTGGGCCGCATGGTTCAAAATGGAAACGGAGGCTATAAAGAAAGCACATGGCAACAACGCAACAAATTCAAATCGTAGCCGTAGATAAAACGGCACGAGTATTAGGAAATGTTAATAACCGCCTAAAGGGTATTGGCAAAACTACTAAAAGCATTGAAAATGGCTTTGGTAGTCTACAGACCAAAATTCTTGCTGTAGGTTCTGCACTTGGTGCCGCTTTTGGTGTTAGAAAAATACTCCAAGTATCAAGTGAAGTTGAACAACTTGGTTTGCGTTTCCAATTCTTATTTGGATCAGTTGAAGAGGGCAACAAGGCTTTCGATACCTTACTTGACTATGCTTCTAAGGTTCCGTTTACATTGCAACAGATACAACAGGGTGCAGGAAACCTTGCTGTTATTTCAGACAATGCAGAAGAACTTGGTAGAAACTTAGAACTTGTAGGTAATGTCGCGGCTGTCACTGGACTTGATTTCAAAACAGTTTCAGAACAGATACAGAGATCATTTAGTGGTGGTATAGCGGCGGCTGAAATCTTCCGTGAAAGAGGTGTGAGGGCACTACTTGGATTCCAAAACGGTGCAAGTGTAACTGCCGCTGAAACAGAAGCAAGATTCAATGAAGTGTTTGGACCTAATGGGCCATTTGGTAACGCCGCTGGTGTGTTAGCAAATACCTATGAAGGTGTCTTGAGTATGATTCAAGATAAAATCTTCAAGTTTACACTTGCATTAGGTAGACAAGGTGGATTGTTTGATTTTGCCAAAGGTATACTTGGTGCTATTGATCAAACACTAAATGAATCGTTTGGTTCAATTGAAGAGTTTGCCGCTAATGTTGGACAAAAACTAATTGAAGTGGTTAAGAACATTGCTATTGGCACAGCACAATTATTAGATGCACTTACTCCTGTATTCAATTTTATTAAGAACGGAGTAAACAATCTTATTGATTTTGCAAATATGCTACCAGCAGGTATTAAGGCACTTGGTATTGTTGGATTCCTTGCACTAGGTCTAAAAGGCAAACTAATTGTTATTGCTATTTCAAGTGTGTTTGACAAAGTAATTGCTATTGTAAATGGCTTCTTAGGAGTCATGGAAGACAGCCTAAACTTTGTTACAGAAAAAATCAATTCAATGATCCGTGATATTAACAGTATCACAGACAAGGTAGGTATTCCTGCTATTCCGCTTGTTGAACAGGTTGCGTTTGGTAGGGTAAGTGCAGAAGGAATCAAAAAGAAATTCCAAGATGTATTAGGTGTATTTTCAGATGATACACAAATTAAAAAGATGGGCGAAATTGAAGCGGCCACTGTTAAATTTTTAAACCTTGTTGAAAAAGTTCAAGCAGGTAATGAAAAAGCCAAAAAAGAACAAGAAGAAATACTTAAAAAAGTAGGCCTAAGCAACCAAGCAGAATTGCAATTTTCTGCAAGTGTTGAAAAGGTATTATCAGGTATCAAAAAACAAGGCGATCAAATCAAAGGACTTACTGTTGATCAACAAGTAAGTTTAGAATTAGAAAAATTAAAATTAGATGAAATGTTTGCTCAAGCAGATGTTTCTAAAGAACTTGTTGAAGCCAAAAAAGCAGAAATTGAACAAGCAATTAGACAGAATGTTTTACTCAAAGAAAGAAAAGCATTAGAAAAAGAATTACAATCAGTTAGTGGACAACTAGGTCAAGGTGTATTAGATGAATTTGATCCTGAAAAAGCAAGACTTGAAAAAGCACTTGAAACACTTGACAAAGCAAAAGATCAAAAAATTATTGCTGAAGAAGAATATCTAAAAGCAAGAGAGGCTCTATATGCACAATATGACAAGCAAAGATCAGAAGCACAAAAACAACAGGTAGAAGATGCACTTGCTTCAATCAAAGACGGCACAATTAAAGTAGAACAGATTGAAAAATTAAGTGGTAAGCAAAGGGTTCAATTGCTAGGATCAATTGGTAAAGACCTACTTAACACACTAGGACAAACAAATGAAAAAGCATTTAAACTTGCCAAAGCGGTCGCGATTGCAGAAGCGATTGTTAATGTTGCGAGAGGTATATCCGCGGCATTGGCATTACCTTTCCCATTCAACATTGGAGCGGCGGCACTGGTAGCGGCACAAGGTTATGCACAGATTGCCGCAATAAGAAGTTCACAATATACAGGACCAAGAGAAAAAGGTGGACCAGTTGGTGCTGGCCAAACTTACTTGGTTGGTGAAAAAGGTCCTGAGTTATTCACACCAAATGCAAGTGGACAAATTACAGCCAACGGACAAATGAATGGCGAAGTTCAAGTAAACTTTAACATCACAACAGTAGACGCAAGAGATTTTGATCAATTGTTAGTTGAAAGACGAGGCACTATTGTTGGTATTATCAACAATGCCATGAATCAGCGTGGTAGACAAGGAGTGACTTCATAATGGCTTACATAGGTTATTTTCCAATTAGTTTAGGATTTCAAGCGGTCAATTTTAAACAAAAGAACACAACAAAACGAACCGAAACAGCAAGTGGTAGAATTACAAGGGTAACAAACGCCACAACAACTTGGCAAGGCACATTGGCATTTCCGCCAACAGCACCTAATGATTTCAAAGCCGTTCAAGCATTTGTAAGCAGATGTCAAGGCGGAATAAATGAGTTTGATATCATACTACCAACAATTTCAAACACTGGCGGATCTTATCCAAGCCAAGTAACCTATCCTAGTGCGGATGCGGCGGCTGGTGCAACTTCCATTAGTGTTACATCAGACGAAACAAGTGCTACCATTTTAAAGGCTGGTGATTTAATTCGTTTTTATAACCATTCAAAAGTTTATATGGTAGAATCAGATGTTGCAACAGACGGCAGTGGTGCGGCAACAATCAATTTTAATCCTGCTCTTGTAACAGCAGTTGACAGTGATAGTGCTGGCGAACCTATTACAGTTAATCAAGTGCCAATCAGATGCATTATTGCAAATGATTTACAAGAATATGGATATGACAACCAAGGGTATGTAAAATTTGATATAGATGTGCAAGAGGTTATCTAATGGCAAGACTAACAGGAAGCAATACAAATGATGCATTGGCAAGAAGTGCCATTATCAGTTATGTATTGTTAGACATCAATGGAACTTATTACACTGATGCTCCTTATGATATTGCATATGGTGGCAACACATACCTAGCACAAGGAAAGTTTCTAGGCATTACGAACGCACAAGAAACTAGCGAATTATCAATTACATCAATCACAATCAATCTAAGTGCATTAGATCCAACAACTGTTAGCACATTTGCAACAAGCAGTATCATCAACCAAGATGTAACAATCTACAGAGGACTAGTTGATCAAACAGACAACAGTCTAATTGATGATAGCACAGGCGATGGTCCCATACTAATTTTCCAAGGCAAGGTTAGTGGTTATAGTGTTAGTGATTCAGACACAACCGCCGGACTTGCTATCCAGGTGGACAGTCAATTTTCAAACTTTGAAAAAATAAACTGTCGCAGAACAAACCTACAAAACTTTCAAAGAGAGTTTCCAGGAGACTTTTCAATGGAATACTCACACGAAACAATCAAAGACATGAGGTGGGGCAAAAAATAATGATTAGAGAATTTGAGCCAAGAGACCTAAACGGACTTATTAGATTAGGTAGATATCATGCAAGAGAAACAGGTGTGCAAGATGCATTGCCTTTTGATGATGTGTATGCTACAAAAAACCTAAGACAGTTATTCGTTGATCCAAATGTAAAATGTTTGGTTGTGGAAAAGAATGATGAAATAATTGGTTATGCCATTTTTATGTTGCATACCAAACTATGGAATCCAACGCTGTTTGGTGAATTGTATTTCTTTTATATTATTGATGGCGAAAGAAATAAAATGGTAGCGGATATGCTGTGGAGTGAAATGATTGCGGTATGCAAAAAGCATGGGGCACAGTTTTTTGAAAGCGATGTTACAGCATGGACAAAAGATTATGTAGGCAGTAAAGATGCTGTTGATAGGGTATCAACATATTATGAACACAAAAGAGGTGAACATTGTGGTAACCACTATGTGCATAGGATAGAATACTAATGGGAAAAATTGTTAAAAAGATTGGTGAATTTATTGGTAACATATTCGAAAAAGTTTTTGAATTCGTAGGAGACATTTTTGGATTTTTATTATCACCATTTGGTATGCCTGATATGCCAGATATGTCAAGTCAAGCGGATCAAACAGCACAAGGCATAACCATTACCAAACAAGGAACCAATCAATCAATTCCTGTTGTATATGGATATAGAAGGGTTGGTGGTATTCTAGTTCACGCAGAAACAGGTTCAGACTCAAACAAATATCTATGGTGTGTGTTTGCCCTAAGTGAAGGCGAAATTGAGGGTATTAAACGCATTATCGTGGAAGATGTTCCACTACCTTTACCAAATGAATATGCTAGTTTCAAAGGCGGTGGCTTTTATGCTGATGGCGTAAGATATGATGTGCCAAAAGATAGATTCAAAGGTAGAATCCTATTTCAATGTTTTCATGGTGGAGCAAACAATGTAGCAACACCTAGCGTTATGTCAGACGCACCTATTTGGCCAACTAAAAACAGAGCAATGCCAGGCGTTGCGTATGTGGCAATTCGTTTTGAATGGAAAGAAATTAAAACACAAGAAGATGCTGATTCAAATCCATTTAGAGGCGGT